ATTTGGTCCTCATGGATTTGGATTAGAAAATCGACGACTGACCGCTGTCCACCACGCCACATCAATTGAGCGTAGTCTTCGTTCTCAGTTGGGCTTTTGTCAGGAAAGCGAACATTAAGTTCTTCGATTAGTTCATTGGTTATATATGGAAACATTTATATCTCTCTAGAGTACAACTTTTGAAACTTGCCCTAGTTAAAGGACAAGTTTAGTGTCGTTTTAAAGGTTGTTCGAAAGGCTGGGTTGATGAGAAACCTGATGGTACTTTTGTTTTTGCTATCTTTTGGCACCTCAGCGCACACTGAGACGCTGGAAGAAAGGATAGAAAAAATCCCTGCGGGAACTAGAGAATTGTGTAGGGGTCTCGCTTTCACCTTGTTTTCTCAGGCTGCAGCAGGCGCACCGTTAGAAGTTTTACATGATGAAGTGGACGCCCTTAACTCTATCTATCTAAATCTGAACGAAGAGGATCGGACTTATATAAAGCGTATAATGATAAGAGACGCTTTTTATCAGATAGGCATGACAAAAATCTTCGATGGGTCACTACCTAAGGCCATCGACGCATTTCAAAAAATTTCATGCAGAGGAGAAGTGCTTCTCAGGTGGTGGGAATAACTACTCGCAGCTTTTCTGACCAGTGTTAGGGTCAATGTAGCAAGCCTCAGCGGCTGGTTTCTCTTCAGTTTTGACCTCGTTCAAAATCCCATATCTTTTCCCTGCGGCACGAAAGGTCGTGATGCCTTTGCATCCTGCTTTCCACGCATCGAAGTATAGGTTTTTGAAGTCATCATAGCTGACGCCTTCACCAACATTGCAGGTCTTGGAGACTGCGCTGTCCACGAATTGTGATGACAGGGCGAGAACTGCCAAATGGTCTTGCGCACTAATCTCGTTAGCTGTTCGGCCATGTACGCCTTGGCGGTACGCATAGTCTTCAACTCGTTCCACATCGAAGCCATCAAATTGTTGGATGGTGCGGTCATAGAAAAGAGAGAAGGGCGGTTCGATACCGCTGCTAACATTGTCAGCGGTTAGACTGATTGTCCCTGTTGGTGCAATTGAGGTGAGGTGCGAGTTGCGTATCCCGTTCAGCCGTATCTTTTCTTGCACCCACTCTGGCAGCGACTGCACAAACTTACTCTTTAAGAACTTGTCTGCGTTGTAGAGCGGGAATGACCCTTTCTCAGCTGCCAGTGTTGAACTGGTGAAGTAGGTATGGTCACGAAGAGTCGCCAATATGTTCTCAGCAAACTCCATAAACTCTGGTGAGGCGTAGGGTTTACCACACATTTCAGCGGCATTAGCCAAGCCAGTGATGCCCAAGCCCATACGGCGTTTGTTCTTAGCCTCAAGTTCCTGTGCGTGTAGCGGGTAGATGGTACGGTCAATGACGTTATCCATCGCGCGAACCACGGTGGCGATGTCCTCTTCATACTGACGCTGGTTAAATTCGCCATCTTCGATGTACTTCACGAGGTTGAACGAGCCGAGCAAGCAAGCACCATACGGTGGCAGGGGCTGCTCGCCACAAGGGTTGGTGGCCTCAATGGTCTCACAATAGTAGAGGTTGTTCATCTTGTTGATGGTGTCGATGAACAGAACACCGGGTTCTGCCCAATCCCAAGTAGAACGCATAATCATGTCCCACAGGGCAACAGGGTCTACCTCACGGTGAACCTCCCCATCAAAGCGCAGCTTGAATGGTTTCTTTTGTTCGAGGCATTCCATGAACTCATCGGTGACGCCGACTGAGATATTGAAACCTGACAGCGAGGTGCCGTCATTCTTAGTGGTGATGAACTGTTCGATGTCGGGGTGGTCGATGCGTAAGACGGACATTTGTGCGCCTCTGCGGAATCCGGATGATGCAATGGTCTGACAGACTGCATCAAATATTGCCATGAACGAGACAGCGCCTGAGGCTTTACTGTCTAGTGATTTGATACGGTCACCTCTAGGTCGCAGACGAGAGAAATCGTATCCAATGCCCCCACCACGCCGCATCGTTTCAGCTGCTTCGGTTGCACGCTGCATGATGCTGTCCATGCTATCGTCGACAGTGCCAGACACAAAGCAATTGTACGCTGTGGTTTGACGTGCTGCGCCCATTGCGTTTTGGACACGGCCAGCTGGGAGAAATCGCATATAGCGCATAGCATCCTTGAAATCCTCAAAGTGCTGGGGACTGTCCTTCAAGGCGTTGGCGATACGCACAACCTTTGAGTAAAAGTCTTCACCTGTCTGGCGGTACTTGGTCTTATCAATCTCCTCCGAGATGGGCAGGGATGGCCCGTAAGGTTGATTGTGGTTTTTGTTCATCGATAGTCACCATTTCCTTTAAGTTTCCCGCGCGTCTGGCGAGAGGCGAGTTTGTCTAAATTTTCTTGAGCAAGGTCAGAGAGAGATTTGTTGTGCAGCCGTGCCAGTTCAGAGATGAACCACAGCACATCACCTGCTTCGGCCATCACAGCTTCGGCGGGATAGGGTTGCAGTTGACTGTCTTTGCGTAGCCACTTGGCATAGTGGCCAGCCAGTTCGCCTGCTTCTGCCACAAGGCCTAGTGTTAGGTATTCAAGGGCGGACTTGTCGGGGTAAACAGCTGTGTTCGCTGCACGGGTTTGATACTCGTTAAGTTCGGACACCATTATAAAATGCCCTCTTCGTTGAGCATGTTGATACGCATCTCGCAGTATCTAATGGCCTTACATAAATCTGTGATTTCAGATTGAGTTTCGTCTTGGCCGTCATAGAGTTTAGAGCCAGCACGGCTCACATATTTGATTATGTTGCCGCGCCAGAAGTCCATGTCATTGACCATGATGAACTCAATCGGTTCGACTGCGTATTGTGCATAGTGTGAAGGTTGAATTATCTGGTCGTCGAATTTGGTACCCATGGGATGACCTTCCTCGTGTTGGTGTCAAAGTCTGTGTCACGGCAAATACGAGCGACTTGCGCTTGGACCAGTGCCACTTCTTCTGAGAGTTTGTGTTTTTTGAATGTCGCCAGAACGGCGTCCCAAAGGTCAGCACTGGTGGTGCAATCCTTTAAAATTTTTTCTGCAGTTTTTGGCCCTATGGTTGGACAACCTTGAAACCCATCGACTGCATCACCTGTCAGGGTTTGAGTCATGTGATGATAGTCAGCCTCGAACTCAGAGATGAGGCGAGGTGCGCTATCCTTTGTAGGGTTGAACAGTAGAGCAGGGATTGTCTTGAGGTCTTTGTCCTCAGAGATAATCATAGTGTCTTTGGGGCTTGCTGTTGCGTAGATGCCAAGCAGGTCGTCTGCTTCCAAACCGTCTTGGACAACGGCATTGAACTGCGCTTGCATCCAGTTGCGCAGGAACATGAGAAGCATAGGCTTCCGCTTATCCTTCCGATTGGATTTATATGAAGGCAGGATGGCTTTGCGCCAGTTGTTCTCACCAGTGAGAAAGAGTTTTAATTCCCCATCTCCTAGTGTTGTTTTCAGCTTATCGAAGTATGCCATGCAATGGTCGATGGCTTCATGCTCAAAGCTGTGCAGTGTCCATAGGCCATCACCCCAATTAACAGGGTGTTCACACGATGAAGCCGCTTTGAATGCAACAATGTCCGCATCGATTAGGAACTTCATTGCATAGTCTCCCTATCAATTGTGTGAAGGTCAGCAGGTCTACGTTGAGTTGCGAGCATCGTGTTCAGACAGATGGTTGCAGCTGTCGTGACTATTGCGGTCATTTGCTCATCGTTGGTTTTGGCTGACGCTTTGGTTAACCGTGTGATGGCTTCAGACATTGTGGCGATAACTGCGATTTCATAATCAGGCTCATCCATTCAGCAGCGCCTCCCAAGAGATTGGGAACAACGCTGTCATTTGCTCATCAAGTAAATCAGCAAACTCACGGGTCTCCGCTTGCGTGTTGTCCGCACTGCGCAGGTCATAGACGCGAGACCAGAAGAGCAGGGAACCTGTCCATACCCATTCAGTAATCGCAGCTTGTGGCAGGATGGCTCTGGCTTGCTCTGTGCAAATACCAAGGGCGACCATCTTGTTGTAAGCGGCCACGGCATCGATGCAGATGTCGAGGTACTCTTCGAGAAACTCATCGCTTCTGCGGTGTGCGTCAGGGGACGAGCCTTGTTTCACATCATCTGCAGCTGCCCGAAAGAAGTCGGGCTTCCAGAACTCAGGGCTTGTCTTGACGTATCTGCGGCTGACCTCATTCCAAGTCCCGCCAACCTGATGCTTGGCAAGTTGACGGGCCATGAAGATTGGGGCTTTGCATCTGAATGAGACAGTCGGATGGGTAAATGGGGCGGTATGCTTCTCTTTTGCTAAAAAGTTTATAAGACGTTCGTTCTGACGTGGGCCAAAATTCTCGGCTTGTTTGTCAAACGAAACTCTTGCGGCATCGACAACTAGGTCATCGTCGCCCATGGAACTCATGTACTGTACTGCTATCATTCAGCATCCTTTATGATTTGGGTTTTAGGAAGTTTGGGTCTTGTTCAAAGTGAACAATGCGGTGGCAGTTTGCGCAGAGCAGGTGGCACTTATCCGCTTCAGTAATCAGGTCGCCCCACACTCGGCTCATGTGCCGCTGAGATAGTGGGAAAACCTTTTCGCTTGGGTCTTGGTGGTGGAAGTCAAAGGCAACGTAGTGGTGAGGCTCTTTGCATCGCTCACAGATACCACCTTTGTATTGCACCAAGTCCTGTCGTCTGGCGTTTCGCTTGCGACGCTGGGCCTCAGTGCGTGTCCGCCCACGTTTGGCCGACCTTAAATTCCCCCGTGATGGGGCATCTAAAGCCGTAGTATTCACCCGCTTCTTGGAAGGCGGTGACGGCTTGTTGTCCGACAATGGTGGAGATTTCCTCTGTGGTAATCAGCTGCACTTCATCGTGGACATGGGCGACAAGCGCATAGTCTTTGCCGAAAACATAACCCATGCGGGTCAGGTTCTCGTACAGGATGACAGTTGCTTTCTTGGCGAGGATAGCCCCTGCTGATTGAAGCAACATGTTAAGTGCAGAATGTTCCGAACGGATAGGCAGTATGCGCCCATCAAGTCCCTTGAGATGGCCCTTGGCTTTGACGGTTCTGACCACAGCTTCTCGCAGCATTTTGATTGCAGGTGTCGCCTTCATAAATTTGCTGATGAGTTTCTTGCCTTCCGCCTCACTGCCGCCAACGATGGACCCAATTTTGGCTGGACCAGCACCATACAAAAAACCGTATATAAAGGTCTTTGCATTGTTGCGTGTTGGTAGACCTGCTGCCTTTTGGTTGGCTGTATGAACGTCTCCATTTACGACCTCCTCGCCGTAGGAGCCATCATCGAACTTCGCCATGTAGTGGGCGAGGCAGCGTAGTTCTAAGCCGGAAAGGTCAGCCCCCACTAGCTTTGAGCCTTTGGGTGCATGAAACAATTCACGGCATTCCTTGCCATAAGGTGCGTTGACGCTGGGCGTTTGGGAGACGTTTGGCCTGTTGTG